TCTGTGATATGAACTGCTTAATGATTTCGGTTTTGGGAGCCATTTCCATTTGTTCTTCCACTTCCATTTTCATTGTATCCTCCCCTGAACTGCCCAGCGGCTATGACCGCTGGGCTTTTTTCATTTAAAACTCTGCGTCAGCCGGGGCTGGTGCGTCAGCAGGAGCTGGTGCGGGTGCGGGTGTGGTTGCAGTTTCTTCGACTGCTATTCCTGCGGCGACACCTTCTTTCAGGGAGTCTGGTTTGTCTACCCACTTTACGATCTCAAAGATTGGGTAGCATGTTGAGCCTTTGGTGAACTTAATCTCCTTGGCTTCTATCATTTTGATGAGTGGCATTTGGCCGTTTGTGCCTTGGCTTAGTTTTGGAGCAAGGTCTGTCAAGGCAGCCCATACGCCGGCGCCTGCCTGCTCCCACATGGCGACCTTGCCGCCACCGATAGCACACTTGACCGAGAAGCCTTTCTTGTAGTCATCTCCAGGCTTGCTCATCATTTGATTGACTGTCGGGTTCCACTTCCATTCTGGAGCTACGCCGACCATGCCGTCTGACTTCTGCCAACCTGTCTTTAGCGTGTCCAAGTCAATGACAAAACCGTTTGTTTGCGCAGCTTCAAACTCATCCTTTGCTGCACCGTCACGGGTATAGAACTGCTTGGCTCGGACGGCGCCGTCCTGTGTGCCACGGGCTGACCATTGCAGGAATGTGTTAACGTCAGAGCCTGATGCCCCTAGATCTATTTCAAACATTTTGTATCCTTTACGTTGTTTGATTGTTGGAGTTGTTGCGCGCGTAACCCTGCGCTGGGATTAGATGCCATACATTTCTTCCCGCAGATCTTCTGCCCCGTTCCAATAGAACGAGTTAGGGTTGACTGGTATGACCTCTCTAATATCTTGCGCGCTGCCTGCGCGCAGAAACTTTTCCAGACGAGCGATCTGCTTCTTGGCAAGTCCAAGGATCTCTGTTGGATCGCCGTCTTCAAGCATATTGGTTTTCTTTGATGACACATAAAGAAACTTGACCACTTGGTTGCCTCGGGCCTTCTGATAGATCGCGCGTTGCAGTTGATGCTCTGGCGACATCTTGCTTGGGATGCGTCCTGTTGTTTTAAGATCAATGACCACGCCATGATCGGGGAATACGAAATCAAGGTAGCCGATCACAGGGATCTCAAAGTCATCTGTCTTGGCTGTAATGCTGATCTTTGTTTGCCCATCTTCAGGGAACTCAGGCTTGCCGTAATGCTCAAGCTCTTGGAGTGTTAGCTCCATGCACGGCTCAATCATGGCGCGCTCTTTGGTGATCTTTTCGTCGGCCATGAAGAACATGCTGTCAAATTTCTCCAATGCCTGATCGAGAGCGCCGGCTTTGTGCAGCTTGCCGGTCAGCGTGTTGGCAACGGCCTCTTCTGTGCAGATGCCACGCATTGCAGCGGCGCCCATAGGTGTGCGTTTCTTGAATAGGTATGACGCAACCCAAACGTCTGGCGCGTTAGTCCAGAGGTTGATTGACGATGCTGACAGGTGCTTGATGCCGTGCTTTTCAAAACCGTTCATGCTGTTAGCTTTCCATATAGGGCCAAGAGACAGGCCTCACTTCTGCCATCATCCTTGACACGTTTAAACAGGTCAGCCTGGGCAGGCCACCTCTGGCTTGCAAGTGATCGGCTGAGGCCTTTGTCTTTGTTAAGTCCAAGGTATGACTTCCACTTGGACGGCGTTACCAATGACATTGGCAGCTTGTGCGCTGCAATAGCCATCTGCGTGGCGCCGTAGGACTGGCCGAATCTGAACATGCTGCTAACACCTTGACCCCTCATGGCGGCAACCTGCTCTAAGATAACATGGTGCGGCTCATCTCCTTCGGGTGTTAGTATCTCGTGCAGCTCGTACAGGTTCAGCTCTGTCTTGCCTTTTATGTTTTTGTAAACCGGCATGTCATGCACCTCGACGCGGTTGCTGTCGGGCCAGTAGAATGCAATTGCACCAGTGAAGCCTGGGTCTATGCCGACAAAGACTGTCATACCTGATCCCGGATTTTGATGCCGTTAAAGTTAAGAAAGAAGAAGATTGCTTCTTCTGTTAGATCGCGCAGGGTTGGGTCTTGCCCATCCATCTTTGCCCGATTGGTTTGTAGAACGCGCATGCCGTCAGCAAGCTCACACTTGATGCGGTGGTTCCACTGCTCTTTCTTCTGTTTCATCTTTCCCCCAGGGTTGCTAGTCGTTCCCCATACATAGTGCTAGCAATTATTTTTATCAAGGGTAATTTTTTGCTAGCAAAGGTATTGCAAAGTTGCTAGCAAGATTCTATATGTAATGTATAGACAGAAACAAGGGAGACACGGACATGATTTTAAAGATGACAGCAATTCCGTTTGAAGGCGCAAACATCATTGTTGATTTTGGTGACGACTGTTACGCAGTCCAGCACTCAAACGGCAACGTCGGCATTTACGCAAAAGATGAAGATGAATTGTTGCGCATTAGCGACCGATTGATCCGCAACCCCAACAAGTCTGGCGAACAAATCGCAAAAGAAATGTGGGGCGCCTAATCAAACCGGGGAGCTGCGGCTCCCTACCTAAACAAGGAGACCCATCATGCACTTTGACAACGCAGTATCAATCTACCGCCAGCGCATTGACGCTGTATTCCGCAAAGATAACTACCTCGCGGAACGCCTGTTTGAAAAATTCCAATGGGCCTGCCGTCAGCACTGCAAGCAAACTGGCGCCAAATATCTCAAGACATGCTATGCTGCAATTGATCGTGCTTGAGTTTTTCACCTACAGTGGGATCGCAACTGGCTTGCTGTCCTGCCTCATTGCCTATGTAGCATTCAGGGGAATGGGGGCTTGGGCGGAAACAAACATTGTATTCTTTATTGCCGCAATTCATGTCGCCATTATTATTGTTGGCGTAGACTTAATATAAAAGGAGAGCCACATGACAATCAACGAAATCAAATCCGCAATTGCCAAAGAGACCAGTTTCATTGACAATAAAATTAAGGTTATTGAAGAACTGAAAAGATACTATGGCACGGGTGTGCGCTCTGCATCTGCCAGTGCCGACATAGGAATGGAAGCAGCCATGCTGCAAACCGCAATTGCTACCCGCAAAAACTTCGAGCAGTTACTAAAGGAGATGACAAATGAAAGCTGATTGGGAAGATTATGTAATTATTATTAGCGCGTTTGTCGCTGCAAACGTATGGATCTCAGGCGTTGTATGGGGTTGGTGGTGAGCGAACTATCTCCTGCCGAGCAGGCCATATTGCAATACCTGCGCAACCAAGTTGATCGCTTGCAGGACGAGCGGTATCGGCAAGATGCGAGACCGAGCATTGCAAACGAACTTCAGATTGCCCAACGTGACCTGAGGCAATACACATCTGACCTTAGAAAAAAAGGATACAATATATAATGGTCAAAGTAGTAGACGTTGAAATAAACGCCATGTCATTTAAACGCGCATTTAATCGGGAACCTACTGAGGCAGAGATGGGGGCGCTCATGCGGCTCAACGCCAAAAGAAACGAGGGACAATGCGGCGGCAAGAATACAATTGACAGGATTGACAGGCGCCTAGCGTCAGCATCCAAGGCTCGGGATTACATTAAGAGCCAGCCGCTCAAGCGAAACATTGTAATCACCCGCACTGCTTGGTCTGTTAACTATCTGCTCAAGCTAGACTTGAACAAGTCACAAATCATGGACGTTCTGCACATAAGTGAGATCGCTTATGATCGGGCCGTCAAGCAATACAATCTGCCGCGTGACGGCATTAAAAGAAGGTTTAAGAATGAAAAGAGATGAGATATTAAAAGAAGCTGCGCGCATAATCAGCACCGAAAGGGCGGACGATTATGGGCCGGCGGATGAATCGTTCAAGCGGATTGCTCGGCTGTGGACAGCCTATCTTGATGTGGCTGTTAGCCCTATGGACGTTGCCAACATGTATATCCTGAGCAAGGTGCAGCGAACCCTTACATCGCCAAGCAAGAGCGATACATGGTTGGACATCTGCGGATATGCGGCATTGGCAGGGGAGATGATGACGAATGAAAAGTAATTTTACAGAACACGAAGTGCACATTGCCGGCCTGATCGGCGCCATCGTAGGCTTCTTATCCGGCGCTGGCCTAATGACCCTGGTGGGCATTATATTTTAAGTGATCGTGTGGGTGGCCGTTGAAGTGAATGCTGGCACATTTGGTAGCAACGTCACCGAGGTAAACAACCGCCCAATTGGGACAAAGCGATTTGTATTGTGATGAAAGCCACCCACTAAAGATTTATAGCAGCGCATCAAATTGCTTCAAGCTTTTTATGCGCTGCCTTTCTTTTTATTCATCATTGAAATTCGCTTGCCTTTTGCCACGGCTTCGCTCTTCGATGATGCACCCCAGGCCTTCAGAGATTTAAGGAGCGGCGTGTCTGTACCGTCCTTGTTCTTTGTCGGCCCAGGCATCTTGCCCATGCGTTGCAGGAAGGCGGCTCTCCGCCCACTGCTGCCGGTTCTTTCTGGTGGCCTGCTCATGCTAGGCAGTCCTGTTCATCATTGACTTCTTTTTCTTAGCGGTCTTCTCGCTATCCTTGAAAGCCTGCGCTGTTGGTGCGCCAGGTGATCCAGGCTTTCTCATCTTCTCACCAGATCCAGCGGCTATGCGCTTTTTCTTTTTGTGAATATTTGAGTACAAACCATCTTTAGCCATTTAACCACTCTCCTACGTTAAAGCCTGGGCAAGCTTTGCTTGCATAGTCATTGTGTCCTGAGACTGTTTCAATCTTGGGATACTTTTCTTTGTATTCTGCAATCAACTTGCGCAAAGCTTCGTCTTGTTCTGGCGTGAAGTTGTCTTCAAACTTGCCATTGGCTACACCGCCGCGACCACCGACCAAGCTTACGCCTATGGTTGTGGAGTTGCGACCAGCAACATGCGCGCCCTTGCGATCATCTGATCGGCCATGAGCAACTGATCCATCACGATGCACGATGGCATGGTATCCTATATCAGACCAGCCTCGTTCCTCAGTGTGCCACCGGCGAATCTCGTCAACGACATCTTTTGCCGACTTGCTTGCATACCAGTTAGCATTCGTTGCTGTGCAATGCACAACGATTTCATTTATTAGCCTCATTTCATACCACCTTTCATATCCATAATCCCGTTATGGTCACGGTTAATATACTTCAAATCGCTTTCAATTAAAGAAACTCTTTGCTGCAACTGCGTCACCTGACCAATCGAGTTAGCTAAGTTGGCTAGTTCATCCCAAACTTCTTCAATTTCATCGAAAGCATATTCTAATTCCATAGCGTTGTCTTGAACGTCCCGCTTCAGGTTGACGTTGTCCTCAATCGCCATCTTAGAACCGATCTGGCTAACAGTCTCCTCTAGGTTCGCAATCGTTGCAGCCTGCTGTGATACCCACCACACACCAGCGGCAAGCTGAACAGCCATCGCCGCCACAAGGGCCACAGGTAACTTTAAGTTCTCCATCACTTCTTACCACCAAAGAACTTAGTCGCTGACCTCACCGCAAAGCTACTGGCGACAATTACCCCCAACGTATAGCTGTACCAGTCCGGCATTGTTTCCAACGCAGCGAACCCATCTGTGACGGCCTGTTTTGCCCACTCAAAAGGCAAGAATGAGAGTATTAATGGGATCGAAAATAACAGCACAAGATACTCGTCTTTCCACGAGTTTTGCGTACCTTGGGCCATAATCTTTTCCCAGTCCGCTTCAGATGTAGCGGCTGATTTCATTATCGTAGCTTTGGCCTCGGCCTCTACTAACTTGAGGTTTGCAGACGCAGCCTGTGCGCTTGCCTTACCTTTGAGCCAGCCGCCAGCTAGTTCAGCTACTGGACCTATCAGAGCTTGAAGCATTCTTGCTCTCCATTGCGTTAAATCCAAAATATGCAGCGGCTATGCCAGATGCGCCAATCACATACACAGCCGCAATATCCGCCATCAGCTTCGCTGCCGTCTCTAGGCCCGTCATGGAGGCCACTAGAATAACGAAAGGGTATAAGATCATGCCAGACAAAGCAAACCAAGTCATGCGCCTCTGTGCGTCTCTCTTGGCGTCTGCGTCTTCCATACGGCGACGACGATCCTCTAGCATGATCTCATGCTCAACCGGATCAATCTTTCCGTTTCCGTTC